CTCGTTTGGCATGTGCCAAACGACCCACTTCCGCACATAATGGTGCTGGAAGACGGGTGCCGATGATGTCTGCGTAGCATCATAACGCGGTTGGGAAATCTCCCAAGGACCCCCAAACAGGACTTGATTATTCCTGTAGAGGAACCAAAGGTAGTAACCCCGGTAAAAAGGAAACTTGCGATCCTTAGTTTTTGGAACATAGGACCGAAAGTAATCCAGCCGAGGACCCTCCCGTATCATTCTGTGTTGCAGAATTCCTAGACGTCTAGCGCTGAAAGGGTCAATCCAAACCCCAGACAGCGTACTCTGGTTGTACGGTACCAAAGGGAGTTTCTTATCCGCTATCACCTGGATAAGTAGTTCCTCTAAGGGACCGTCGGGTAGAGCAATACCCCCTAACGTGTTAACAAGGTGGCACAGGCTCGCTTTACGCGCGTCGATGCCTCTTATATACACGGGAGTAACGTCAACACCGTTCCAGTAGTCAGCACCACATGACTCCCTAAAAGGGCCGTCATGGAAGCTTTTCTCCTGGTTTACGGTAAAACCTAGGAACCGTGTCAGCACGATGAACTCGTCATAGTATTTACCCTCGATGATGACATCGTCACCATAAACGAGGAAATGGCGAGAACCGCATGCATAACACGCAGCAGCAAAAATCAGAGTCTCAATGGTAAACGTACTGCCATTCCCCATAGAGGAGAATTTGGCGTAGTTGCCATTACCGAACACCCCACGATAATCGGGTGCTCGAACATCCCACAAATAGCGAAACCAGTCGTCCGGAAAAATAAGGGCGACTGTGTTAAAGCTAATAGTGTCGGATGCGGCGCTGAAGTCCACTGTAACATAATCATTGTGGACAGAAGCATGTTTTGCCTTTCTCTGATTTGCAGACTGGTCAGCCAAATCTATGCCTCGACGTCGTAAACGACGCTTGGCGTACGTATCGAAAGCAAGCTGAAGGGGCAAATTGCCTTCAGGCTCACAAGCGATCGTACGATCGGTTTTCCAGTTCTTCGGCACGAGCTCGATTCGGTTGCTCGTTGTAGCCTTCCACTCTGGTTCGCCAAAACCAAAGAATTGGTAAAGCGAACGCAGGTAAGGTGAGGACCCTATAGTACAAAAGGGCTTCATTTTCAGCTTAAGCTGAGGCAGGCTTTTACGGCGCGAACTTTGTGCAGTTGCACCAGGAGTCACCTTCACAAGGCTTGGTAAATCAGCCAGGAAGCGGTTGAATTCCCCTAGGACGCTATTTACATAGCGCTGCATTGCGAATACTTTCTCGGCGAGACAGATTGGTAATGAAGTCTCCCCGGTCAAGAAGGGTCGCAATCGGGCGTTGGTGCTGCGGCAGGATGCTTCGTTCTCAAAGAAAGAGGACTTAGCCGCTGCGGCGCACTTGCCCTTATCAGCAAACAGGGCATTCTTTTTAAAGAATGCTTCTATCTGCCTAAGGAATCTCCAATCGTCGACTGTATGACTATGCCAGTCGAATAACAAGGTGCTTGCCTGAGATAGACGCTCAACGTCCCGTGCCCGACGATAACCGTCGACCGTAGAACGAAGTTTAACATCTACCCCAGTTTGGTCTTGAACATAGTGTTGACATATTTCATACACTAGATCACGAGGGTCCATATGGATTCCTCCTTTCGAAACTAAAGGTTATTGGTAGCTTTACTTAGTCTTAGGGTTAAGCTTCCTGGCTATCTTTCGCAACACATCAAGCAAAGCTTGTGCGAGGGAAAGCAACCAGGCTGCCTTTTCCACGACTTCGTTTAAGTCAACCATTCCTGAGTAGAGACGCTATTTGCGAACTCATCGCCGGCTATTATGTCGACAATGATCGCTAGCGCCGCAGCGACGTCCGCGCTCTGACCGAGCACTGGATATCGGACTACCGTTTCGAAAGAGACCTTGTTTGAGAGTATCTCACCATCATCGTCCTCAGTGGCATAAACCACTTTAAAGGAATATTCGATCATGGTTTGATTTCCCTCAGGCACGCGCCTTTTCTCGATCACTAACCGCGGTGAAACCGCAGTGTGACCTGAAAGGGTTGATGTGCGAGAATTACCATTATTGGCAAATTCGGTGAGGACAGTCGTCATAGCTGCCATACTAAAACCTCCTATTTGAGTCTTTGCAAGATGAGCCCAATAAGGTCAAAGACCTTGAAAGAGTTCATTCGCAAGACGAAATGCGGAAGGTAATTTATTCGGCAGGGCTGGCGGACCTCAAGAGTGGCGCTACATTGGCCCCACTGCGAGTCGACTCCGGAGTTAAACGTAGCGTGCGTTTCACCAATTTCTTTGGTGTAGGTACGCTGTACGCTAACACTGTAGCCTTTGCTCGCAGAATAAGCTTTTTCGCGCCCGAGGAATGAAATGGCAGCAAGGGATTTACCGACATTAAGCAACCAATCCACCACAAAACTAAAAGGGATAACTTCCCAAGTAGTAATGAGGGGATTAAGCTGAAAAGCCGGCACCTCGATATCTGCCACCACAGAGCCACGCACTGAAGTAGAGATCACATCAGACACCGTATGATCAGTGTCATAATGATAACCCTCTACAGTGTAGGCATCCTCAAAATGGTCGGTCCAAAAGTTTCCGGCCATATCAGAGTAGCGGGTCCTCTTCTCGCTTAGATTCTTGATCGCAGCATTTATGCCAATTATGTCATAAAGCAGCGGCCTGAACCCATAGCGGAGGGAGAGCCACGCAGACGATACCCCACGTAAATTACGCGGGATGTTCAAGGAGCAAAGGCCCTTTACTACGGACCTAAACATCCTAAAAACATCGTCTAACTCTGCGAGGAAAGTTAAGGCATCAAAACCATTGGAGTAAATCTTCGCTGCCGCCTCGGCCACGTATTGATCATACGAAGTCGGAGCATAAGCTAAAAGGTCCTCCTCGGTTAATAGCCATGCGCTCTCCGGTGCTCGGCCGTCAACGCTCCACCAATGTGAAGAGTTGCCGTCCGTCCACACGTCGAACTCACCATCAGACATCCCGTTACGGGAAAACTGATAAAATGGTGTGTGCGGCATTAAATTGCCAGCGCGCATTCTCCTGTGGTAATTAGGAATATCCCAGCCAATAAAACGGGCACCACCGACGGCAAACGTATAATCATACGAGCCAACGGTAACGGTCCCTTCGCCGGGATTCCACCTCATCATCGTCCGTCCTTCGACAGTTGACGACAAAGTGTTTCCTGTCCTCTTTGTGAGGTTGCGTTCGAATACATATCCCATAGTAAATACTCCTTTCTTATTAAA